TCTATCTACGTATCCCAAGGAAGCCCTGCTCAGGGCGATTTACCCGAATCCCTAGCAGTGGTGCCCGATTCATTGGGACCGCGTGAGATACCTCCGCGCCTGATATCTGGGTTACCGTCATCGGCAAGTTACGGCCACGAGGTTGCAGACATTGCAGAGAAATACTTGGGCATCACACTTATGCCGTGGCAGAGATTGGCCGTCGATGGGCAGCTGCAGCATGACGACCAGGGCGACCTCGACTACCGCCGCTCCCTTGTATCGGTTGCCCGTCAGAATGGAAAGACCGTCGCGCTACGGGCGATGATCCTATGGGCATTGACGCGCGAGCCCGAACGCCGGGGCGAGCCGGTGCTGGTTATCTCCACCGCGCATAAACTGGACCTTGCCACGGAGATATTTGAGTCGCTTGCCCCCATCATCGTCAAAGAGTGGGGCGCAAAGGCAAAGCATTCCTACGGCCGCAGCGAGATCATCATGCCCGGTGGTAGCCGGTGGCTTGTGCAGGCCGCGACGCCTGCCAACTTCCACGGTTTCAGTCCCCACTACATTTTCGCCGACGAGATTTGGAACATCAGCCGCGAGGTTCTACTAAACGGCGCGATCCCATCGCAGCGGGTCATGCGGTCGCCGCTGCTCTCATGTTGGTCGACGGCAGGCACTGAGGAATCAGACGCCATGACCCAGATGCGCGAGGAAGGTATCCGCGCGATTGACGAGGGCAAGCGTACGAAGCTATTTATGGCCGAGTGGTCGTGTCCACCAGGCGTCGACTACATGGCGCGGCCCGACCTCTGGCCTATGGCGAATCCGGCGATCGGTTACACGCTGGACCCTGCCGTACTGGCCGACGAATCGGAGCAGATTGACAAGGGCGCTTTCCTCCGCGCGTCGCTTAACGTCTGGGTGACCACCGTCAATAGCTGGTTGGCACCCGGGGTGTTTGACGCGCTGGAGGTTCCCGACATTCCGGCCGGTGGTGTGCTGGCAATAGATTCGTCAATAGATGAGGCCCTTTACAGCGGCGTGCGCGCGGTTGAGCTGGAGGATGGGCGTATTGGCGTCACGGTTGCATTCGTCGCGGATAGTCTGGCGGCGTGCTGGGAGCAGGTCGAGCATGAGGCGGCCGGTTGTGTAAGCGTTGCCATGCCGCCGAATATGTTTGACATTGCCCCGGTGTCGCTCGCGCGTAAGAAAGTGCAAGTGGGCTACGGCGAGATTCAGACACATACCTCCACCGTGCGGAGCCTTATTAACGAGGGCCGCCTGGTACACACTGGTGAGGAAATGCTACGGGAACATGTAGGCCGCGCGGTCGGTGTCGAGACGCGCAACGGGTACGCCATTGTCAGTCAGCGTTCTCCGGGCCCGATCACCATGGCGCGTTGCATGGTGTGGGCCGCGTCAATTATTGCAAAGCCAGTAACGCGCAAAAAGCCACAGATAGCATTCGCGGGCCGCTAACGTATAACCGCGCGGCGGGGGGTTTCATTCCCTTGGCTCCTCGCCGCGTACCCTTGTATTTCGCCGACGTATAAGGGATGCTTATGGTATGGACCTATTCCGCCCGAAGGTGAAGGCCATCCCCGCCATGGGCACCGCGCCCATTGCCGCCGCCGCTGGCGCGCCACAGCGGTCCCAGAACTTTATCGGCTTTCAAGTGGGCGCAGCTGAGGCCGCCGCTATGTCGGTGCCGTCGGTCACCCGGGCTATTAGCCTGCTCTCAACTGTCGTTTCCACGCTCGACCTCCGCAGCTACACACTGCAATGGACCGGGCAGCGTTATGAGAAGTTGTATGTAGAGGGCGAGTCATGGATGACTAGGCCGTCACCTACGGAAACACGTAACTTCGTCATGGCGGTAACGTGCCGGGACCTTATTATGCAAGGCCGCGCGTTCTGGGTTGTCACCTCGCGCTATGCCAACGGCTTTCCGGCGACCTTTCAATGGCTACCGGCCGCAAACATTGAAACGCCGAACAACGTCGGCCCGCAATGGTTCGGCACCCCGGGCGTCGTCATGTTTAACGGCGTCGAACTTAATATCCGCGACGTTGTGTGTTTCCTCTCGGGGTCGCAAGGCATTGTGTACACCGGCCGCCGCGCGGTGCAGTGCGCCATCCGACTTGACCAGGCGGCTGAGCGGTTTGCCTCCAATGAGATTGCAGCGGGCTACCTTCAGCAGACCGGTGGCGAGCCTATGTCGTCCGAGGAGCTGGGCGAGCTAGCCGCGTCGTGGTCGTCGTCCCGCCGTGAGAATGCAATTGGCGCACTGTCGGAGGGAATCACCTTTACGGAATTTGACAGCGACCCGTCGAAGCTGCAATTGGTCGAAGGCCGGGAGTATTCGGCTAAAGATCTGAGCCGTTTGATGGACATACCCGCCTACCTGCTCGCCGTCGATCAGTCCGGCATGACTTATGCCAACGCGCAGCAGTCCCGGCAGGACCTCATTGAATTTGGCGCACGGCCCCTGCTTCACGCCATCGCGGAACGTCTGTCAATGGACGACGTTCTACCTCGGGGGCGTCATGTTGAATTCGACACCGAGACATACATCGGCGATGGAGGCACGCACGTTATGCCGGATGGTTCGACGATGGTCAATGAAACCGTTACCGAAAGTGTGGACCTTTGATCCGCTTTGAGGCAGACCCCACGCTAATCACCGCACAGGCCGGTGACGCTACGCAGCCCGCCCGCATCAGCGGGCTAGCAGTGCCGTGGGATGTAGTCGCCACGGTGTCTGACGGGACCTCGGTGCAATTCGCCAGGGGCGCGTTCGATGTTACCCAGAAGGCCGCAAAGCTCATCGAGAACCACGATATGAGCCAACTTCGGGGCGTCGTGAGTACGCTGACCGATTCCCCGCAGGGCCTTGAGTTTGAGGCCACACTGGCCGACACGCGCGCGAGCCGTGACGCCGTGGCGCTGCTACAGGCCGGGGCTTACGATTCCGTAAGCGTTGGCGCGCACCCCATCACCTTCACCACCGACCCCGCTGGGGTTATGACCGTGACTGAGGCCCGTTTGGTCGAACTCAGTCTGGTAGCAGTGCCCGCGTATGCGGAGGCAGTAATCACCCAGGTGGCCGCGACCGCGGCCGACCCTGACCCAGACCCAGAACCAGAGGAGCAGGAAATGTCCGACGCCGTAACGGCTGAGCCCATTGCGGCAGAGGCCACCATCCCGACGAATCCGATTATCTACGCAGAGGCAAAGCGGCCCTTCATCATGCCGTCGCCAGCCGAATACATCAGCGCGTTCCTGACCGGTGGCACGAAGTTTGACGCCATGCAGGAAGGCATCCGTGCCGCTGCTCCCGACGTCATCAACACCGACCTCCCCGGCATCTTGCCCGTACCAATCGTGGCCCCGGTCTACTCAAACTTCATCGGCAACCGCCCGGTGGTGGACGCCATTGGTGCCCGCGCTATGCCAGGTGGCGGCAAGGTGTTCATTCGCCCGAAGGTTGTGACCCACACCACCATCGGTGTGCAGTCAACCGAAAACACCACGCTTGACGACGGCACGTTCGTCGTGGACGACCTTCAGGTGACCAAGGCCACCTACGGCGGATATGTCACGCTTTCTGAGCAGGCAATCGACTTCACCACGCCAGAGGTCATTGGCCTGCTGCTCGACGATATGGGCCGCATTTACGCAAACACCACCGACAACGTGGCAGCCGACGCGCTTGTGGCTGGCGCGACCAACACCAACGCATTCGGCAACGATGCCACGAACCCTGAGCAGTGGGCCGCTTTCATTAGCACCGCCGCGCAGGACATTCTCTCTTCGTCGAATGGCAACCTGCCCACGCACCTGTTCGTGTCTCCGAACATGTGGGGATACCTTCTCGGGCTTGTGGACACTGCGGGACGTCCGTTGTTCCCGTCGCTCGGACCCATGAACGCCTACGGCGATCTGGCCGTGACCGACATTTCCGGAATGGCCTTCGGCCTGAGGGTCGTGGTGGATCGCAACTTCGCCACCGACACCATTATTGTCGGCGACGCTTCGGGCTTTGAGATCTTTGAGCAGCAGAAGGGTGCCATCTCGGTGGACGTTCCCTCGACGCTCTCGCGCACCATTGCCTTCCGTGGCTACTTCAGCACGCTCATGATCGACCTTGACAAGTTCATCAAGGCGACGTTCTAGACCGTTCTAGGCCACTTGCCCCATGTCCGAATACTCAATCACTCACGCGCAGCGCATAGATGACTATGCCGTCATCCAGACGCTAGAGGTGACTGAGATCGGCACGGGGCAGGTGGTCGATGTATCCAACGTGTCCGGCTTCAATGGCACGTTCGTCGTGCAGGCGGTGCCAACGTATCTTTATCTGGGCGTCAACCCAGAAGGCGATTGGCTTTTTGACCCTGAGATAATCTTGCCGAACCAACTGCTGTATTACTCAGCAGACCCCGACGTCGCCCGGGATGCAGTCATCCCATCCGGCACGCTTACCTTCACGCCCGTTTGCACCTGGGCAAGTGACCAGGACGTCCTTGACTGGCTCGGAATTGACCCTGCCACGCCGAATGACGAAGCCTTTGTCACGGTGGCGACGAACGCCGGTAACGCTTTCGCCTACCGCCGCCGCAGGGAATCGGGCTACTTTGACAGCCTCACCACGGTCCCCGGGCCCGACGTTCTACTGGGCACGATCATGATGGGTGCGGCGCTTTACCGTGAGCGCGGTTCGGTTGATTCCTATGCCTCTTTCGACCAGATGGGCGGCGCGGTTCCCTTCGGCACCCACGGGCAGATAAACAAGCTGCTGGGCGTAAACCGGGCACAGGTCGCATGAGTGCTACCGGCATTTTCGCGGAGGCCCAGGCGACACTCGCCGCCAGTCTCACGGCTCTCGGGCTTGCCGTCGTGACTGATTCGCGAAACGCGCGGCCTATGTCTGTCGTGATCGAGCCGCCCACGTTCACCTGCTTCAACAGCAACATCGCAGACATTACGTTCCGCCTGCGGGTACTCGCCGCGCCCCCGGGTAATCAGGACGCGTCGGACTACCTGATGACCGCTGCCGACACCATCATGGATTCGGAAATAAGCGTTATCAGCGGCACGCCGTCCATGACGGCAATCGGCGGGCAGGATATCCCGTCATTCGATCTCACCATTCGCGTATCAACTATGAGGAGCTAGCGCCATCGCTACGACAACGTATCTCAGTCAGCCACACTCGATTACTATCGGCGGCGTGGACCTCACTGACCAGTGTTCGTCCATTACTTTCACGCTGGGTTCTAACCCGCTTACCTCCACCGCCTTTGGCGATCTGGGCGAGCGTATGGTCGCGGGGCTTCAGACCGTGGACGGTTCGGTCACGCTTTACGCTTCGTATGGCGCTGGCGAGGTTGAGGCCACGCTAAACGCCGAAGTGGGCCAGGGCGACACCACCATTGTGGTCACCCACGCCGCAGGCGCAATTAGCGCGAGCAACCCGGAATACACGATCACGAATACCATGATTGCCGACATTCCGACCGCGCAGACCGTGGGCGAGCTTCAGGTGTACGAGGTGTCGTTTTCCGCAGGCACCTGGGCACGCGACATTACGCCGTAAGGCAAAGACTAAGGGGAAAAGATGGAACTCACCATTCGTGTCAAGACTGCCGACGATGACTACACCGTTCACACAACGCTATTCAACATCGTGCAGCTTGAAAGGAAATACAAGACCACGGCAAGTGCCCTACAGACGGGCGTGTCCGTGGAGCAGCTGGGGTACCTCGCATATGAGGCGTCACGCGCGGCCGGTAAGAATCCACCGGCTCAGCT